ATGACGCCCGCCGCCAGTGCCGTCGCTGGCGGCGGGCGTCGGGAGCAGCGCACCTGTCAGGCAGGTTTCGTCGCCCCGCTGGTTGGCGCCCTTGTGGTCGCGTGAGGTTGGCGTTGGCAGGAGTTCACCAGCCGCCGCTAAATCATTGAGGTTTGGACCGTATCCGCGACCGCGGCCGACCGCTTCCGGTTTGCCACCAGCACCGTCTCGGCGCTGCGGTGTCGGCAGCAGGTCTACGGCTGCGTCACCCGTTGCACTTCGATCGCCAACGAGTTGCCGTGACCATTCCCGTTGCCGTGCTTCGCCTTCGCCTTGGCGGTCCACTCGTCCCACCACTCGACTGTCTTGCCATCCCCCATGTCGTTCACCGCTGGCGTCGGTAGCAACGATGAAGACTCGCTCGCGTCGGTGCGGTGCCCCGACGTCGGCAGCGGCAACAGTTGCCCATTGCGCGTCATACCCGAGGTCGGCCAAGTCGCCGAGAACGGCTCCTGCCGCTCTGAGAACAGGTCGACCTGGCCCGTCTCCCATAGTTGCGTCTGCGGATTCCACTGCGCGGTGTGCTTCGGCACTGAGTAGCCCTCTCACGTTTTCGATGACCACAATTCGCGGCCGCAACGCGGCGATGGCGTCGGCGAAGACCGCCCACAAACCGGAGCGGCTGCCTTCGCGGATGCCGGCGCGGCGCCCAGCAGCGCTCACGTCCTGGCACGGGAAACCGCCGCACAGAATGTCGACCGGCTCAACGTCAGCCCAGACAGTGCGAGTCACGTCGACATGGTTCGGAACACCAGGCCAACGCTCAGACAGCACCTTCGACGCCGCTACATCAATCTCGCAATGCCACACAGTCTCTGCGCCGAAGACTTCCTCAACGGCGTAATCCAGCATTCCTGCCCCGGAAAATAGCGACCCGATCTTCATGCTGGCCTCCGGATGTTGCATGTCGGACGCCCTGTGATGGCGCGGCGTTCTGCATCAAAGCGGCGGTGGCAAAGCACGCACATCCGCTCGTAATCATCAACATCCGCATAATTGCCAGTCAGGTTCGCCCATTCATAGCGCCCATCGGAATCTGTTCTGCTGCAGCGTTCACAGCGGGACGGCTTACCGCGCGCTGACTCAACACGCAGGTGCAGTGCTTGATAGTTAGCATCGTTCCCGCGCCACATGTGGTTCTGTGGGCCACGCTGGTCGCGCTTTGCGGCAACGCGCGCTTTAATTCCGTGCCGCCGCATGAGGTTATAGATGACTTTTCGTGTCATTCCCACGGAGACTGCTACCTCGTCCTGGGTGTGACCCGCCATGTATAGGCGTTGGACTTCAGCCACTAGTTCAGGTGGATATGTCTTAGGCTTTGCGCCACTACCAATTCCGCCCATCGCCGTCACCACCCCTTCCGCTCATACGAGCTGAGTTGCGCTTTGGCGGTGTCCCGCTCACACAACGCCTGCAACAGTTGCGCTTTCACCAAAGCCAGCTCAGCTTTCACGGCGCGATACTCAGCCATGTGGGACGAAATCTGGTCCCGCGGATCGATACTCATATCCGCTGGCCCGTCTTAGACAGGTGGCCGAGTAGCTTGCCGCGCTGGTCGCTGGGCAGTGAGCCGAGGAAACAGGTCGGGCAAAGTCCGATGTGGGGGAATGTGCGGGCGAGGTAGCTGTTGTTGCAGCGATCGCAGCAAGCCCCGTAGCGGGCGGTCACGACGCTTCCTCCCACGGCTTGGAGCGGAGCCACGAATCCAAGTCGTCTTGGTCGATGCGGATCGAGGATTTGCCGTAGGTGTAGGCGGGGAGGTCGCCGCGGGCGATGGCGTCTCGGATCATTCGGGGGTGTTTGGCGCGGATGTGCGCGGCGGCCTCAGTGACCGTGAGCCAGTGGGTCATTTGTCGACCACCCGGAAGACTTTGTCGAACGCGAAGTCGAGGCCGCAGCGGTCGATGACTCCCGCGATGAATCGGTTGCCTGGGGAGTGATGCCCGGAGAGCACCCGGAAGACTTGGGTGCGGTGGATGCCGATCTGGTTTCCGATGGCTTCGTCGTTGTCGACGCCGCAGTAGGTGCGGAGGTTGTCTGGTCCGTTGAGTCGAATTACCAACTTGGGCAATTGATTTGCCGTCCCGTCATGTGCCGTCATGTGATTGGTGATGTGCGCAACTGTACGCACGTACCGTGCGTGTGTGCAAGCACCGCCATTGTAACGGTTTGGTAACGGGATGCGGAATGACGTGGGTGTATTGAGTTGCTATGTAGCTAACCTGAGGGGAATATGGGCCCTAACCTGCGATACCGTCAGTTTCGGTTCACACAGTGACGTAGCCGACACCTGTTGCAATTGCGCACACGCACGCATACAGTGCGTGCCATGACCGATAAGTGGTGGGAGTACGTGCAGAACGTCTCTCACAGGGCGCGGCCAGCGGACATCGCCGAAAACACCGGCATCTCCGCGCCGACCATCTCGCGCTGGAACCCTGAAAACAAGGGTGGCCCCGCGAGGCCCGACCCCGACAATGTGGTGCGCTTCGCGCGTGCCTACGAACGCTCCCCGCTGGAAGCGTTGATCAGTGCTGACTACATAGACGCCGACGACATCGGCCGCCCCATCGAACCTTTAGTGTCGATGAAAGACGTGACCGACGCCGCGCTCATAGATGAGCTATCCGGCCGACTCGAAACTTTGCGAGCCCGTCTCACCGGGGATCAGGGTGAGGGTTGGTCTAGTGCTGGCTGGGCCGCCGAGGACCCTAGCGTGGGCCGCGTGAAGCACGGCGATTAACGCCGCCAACTCCGCAGTGGTGAGGTCATCGGGTTTGAGGTGGGACACCATCTGGCCGGCTTCCCACGCAAGGTGTGGGCGCATCTGGCTGGTCTCGCCTATGTCTAGCGCAGCCCTGACACGTGTGATAATTTCGGATTGTTCAGAAGTCATGCCTATTTACCCCCTGGTTCCCCAACCCGGTTCTTATTTCGCCGCGCCACTTCGTTTGACGCCCGCCGCTAACCTACCGCATAGTCAGTTTCCGGAAAACCGGATCTCGGCTTCCGGGACCGCTTCCTGTGAACACTCGCAGCTTCACGTCTAGTAATTAGCGTTGTAGCAACTGGTCCAGGGCAGTCATATGTTGACGCGCCAAGCTCACATCAACGTGGGCGTATGCCCGCTGGGCTGTGACTGAAACATGGCCGAGGATCGCCATGCGGATATCTTCGGGCACCCCGGCCTCGAGCAGCAACGTGGCTGTGGTATTCCTGGCAACATGCAGCGGAGCGGCTGGCAACCCCGCAGCCTTCAAGGCTGCTTGCCAGTTGTCGTAGTCATCCCGCGGCCCGACAGGTCGACCGTCTGAGTGGTGCCACACCAGATCATGCACATTGTGCATACCTTGTGGATGAGTTTTCAGCATCGCCCACAACGGAGCAGGGATAGGAACAATCCGGGTACCGGCCTGAGTCTTCGGGCGGGTTAAAGCCAGCGAGCGGTGGAGGATTTGGTGGTCGAATCCGCGGGGTAAATCCCACTTACGGGAGGGGCAGTAGCCGACGCGCACCTTCCCGCAAGGCCACGTTCCGTCACTGTGACGGTTCCCGCAGCCGTGGGCCTGGGTGAGGGACTGTAGCTGCCACGCGAAGTCCGCTATCCCGTTGGTGAGGTCGAGGCGTGACCATTGCAGGCCGAGGATTTCGCCCTGCCGAGCCCCGAGAAGTAAGGCGGCGGCCCAGCGGGTTGCCCACGGATCGTCCGTGTCGATAGCTGATCTAAGTAGCTGTTTGGCTTGGGGGGCAGAAAGCGGCGCACGTGAAGCGGTGACGTGTCGGGGTTTGTCCGCCACCTCCGCCACATTCCGCGTCAACATGCCCTCTTTGATCGCATCCGTCAAAGCGGAGCGGAGGATGACGTGGGCGAGCTGGGCGGTGCGGGGGGCTTCGATAGCGGCGCCCATGTTCCGCACATCCTGCGCCGTCAACCGATCCAGCCTCTTGGTTCCGATGTGTGGGTTGATGTGCCGCCGGATCGTCCCCGCGTAGTCGTTCTTTGTGCCCGGCCGCAGCTTCGGGCCGCGGATATCCTCAATCCACCTCTGCAGCCACGCCTCCACGGTGGTCTTCGACGTGACGGCGACTTTGCCGGCGGCGACATCGGCCTTCAACTGCTTCAGCTTCGCGATGGCTTCGTTGCGGTTCTTCGATGAAACCTCCCGAGACCGGCGCTTCCCATCCGTCGACGGAACCTCCACCCGACCAATCCACAAACCATCCCGAGCCCGTTTAAACAACGTGCCATCACCAGGACTACGGCGCCTAGACATCAGTCCAGAGCACGAAGCCCGAAAAACATGCCTACGGCCATCAGCAGTAGAACCGCATAGAACACGAGGAACGGCAACGGTGGTATCCACGCGAACGGACTCTGCTGATCTGGCAGGGGGCAAGACCGAATGTGCCGCACCTGTTCCTCGTGGCTCCAGTCCTTCGGCATATGTATCTCACCCATGCCCACTCCTGTCTATCAAGATCGGTTCACTACACTCGCTACTACACTCTAAGCTATACCAAGTGAATGGTACTCCATTCCAAACCATTCACCCGTGACCTGCGGTTATTCGGTAAACCTACTGGTCAAAAGTGTATCATCCGCTGACTCTTAATCAGCGGGTCGGGGGATCGAAACCCTCACGGCGCACCACCTGACCAGCAGTCGAACGAACTTCACAGACGATTC